ACAGTCGAGGCGTTGGGAAACTGGTCCGGCTTCGTCGCAATTTCGGAAAGCCGTAGACGCTGGACCGGCGTGAGCTTGCCCCGGTCAGACCGCTGAGCGACCCTGGAGTAGAGGCGTTCGATGGCGTCCTGGTCGAGCACGCCGCCCTCGACGGCGCCGAGCAACCGGACAACCGGAGAGTTCCCAGCGTTCTCCAACGAGGCGAGCCGTTGGCCAAGGTCCTCGATGGTTTCAGGCACCAGCCCCCCGGTGTCCTGGAGGACCGCATCGGCAACGTCAGTCAGCAGCTTCGGCGTGACTCCGGTGACCGCGGCCTCGAACTCTGCCGCCACGCCTGTCTCGATGCCTCGGCGGAACTTAGACAGGTCCCGGTTGACGGAGCGTATTTCCTTCTCGACCGCCGATAGGTCCGTACCAACCGCAGCCTGGCTCCGCAGGTCTTCAAGGGCCACGCGGCGGGACTTCAGATCGTCCCACTGGCGTCGGGCATACTGCGGGATGAACCGCTCGAAGCTCGTGGCCCGTTCGGCACCCAGGCTGGCGAGCATTTCAGTGAGCGGGCCAACATGTGCCGTGAGCCCCGCCTGCTGCGCCAGCGTAATTGCCTTCCGGGTCGTGCGGATGGCCTTGTCATACTCCCGGAGCTCAGCGGGGCCAGCCGCGGAAGAGACACGGCCCAAGTTCGCAAGCTCCTTCGAGAGTTGGATATAGTGGTCCCCGGCGACACGGACCTCGTTTTCGATGTCGGCGATCCGGGTCAGGCGTTCGTGGCGAACAGACTCTGGCAGCGTATCCAGGCCAGACTTCAACGTCGTCAACTCACTCCGCAGCACATCGAGGGTCTCTTGCGCCTGGCCCAGTTGTGCATTCACCCCCGCACGGAGGAACCCACGGGTCCGGTCATTCAACTGCTCTGGCTTGATATGACCGAAGATCGCGTTCCATCCCGTGCGTGCGACGTTGGAATAACGGGCACGGGTCTCCGCTTCCCGGCGCCACAACTGGTCGCTGAAGTCGTCTATCTCTTGCCAGAACAGGCTGTTACGCTCGTCGCCGCCGGCGAACTTCTCTGCGCGGAACCGCCGCTGTTCAGCCCAGGTCTGCTGCACGCTATCACTGATCTTTGAGTAGGCTGTGAATATCTCGTCGATGGACCGCGAGACCGACTCGGACTGTGCGGGTGTCTTGGCGGTCTTCGCTAGAAGGCGCTGGACGTGAGGACGGGCCGTTTCCATCGCGGTCTTGAAATCGCCTCGAATCTTACCCAGGGTCTCGTCCACCAGGGCGTCGGCGTCGCGCCAGATGGCATCCCGGTCTTTCGGGAGGGCCATCTTCGCCCGGTAGTGAGCATTCCGCCGGATTTCGTTAGGGAGCGCGGCCAGGCTATCGGAGGCCCACTGCAACATCGCAAGCTGCGAGTGAGCCTCAGATGCGGTGCGGGGGGGGACAGAACCGATGGCACGCACGGCGTCGCCGAACTGCGCCTCGATGCCGTCGGACGAGGCTAGGTAGTGGTGGTCGAGGGCGGCGTCCCTGGCCTGTATAGCAAGTGCGTTGGCGTTCTCCGGCGTGACACCGCCGCCCTGGAGGACCGCTTTGCGGATGATGTCCCGGACATTGGGCGGCAGGTTCGGGTACTCGGCGAGGACGGAGTTCTGCGCCTTCTGGAGCATCTTGGCCGGTGAGATCAATTGACGGACCTGCTGTACGGCATCAGCGCGGCCCGTAGCGATGGCCCGCCAGACTATGGCGCCCACGTGCTCGTGGAGTTGGCTGAGTTCCGGCGGAAGCTCCGTGGAAACGAAGTCCCGTAGCAGTTTGAGTTCGGCGTCCGGCACGCCCAGGTCTTTGAGGGCCGGCATGAACGCCTGGTCATAGAGTTTGGCCCAGGCCGAGCGGCGGAGGGCGAATGAGTATTCCCCGGACTTGCGGAACCATATACCGCCGAGAAGCTCCGCCACGAGGTTCGGTTTCTTGGCGTTCTGCTTAGTGTAGATACCCTGGGCCAGGTCCATCGCGTTACGGACGCGGCCCTCGGCGCCCCGCAGCGTTTCGGGCCCCCCCGCACCTACTATGTCGTAGAGGGCGTCATCCACGCCGAACGGGAGGATGCTGGAACCGCCGACCGACACGATGACATCTTCGACGAGGTTCATCGGGAGATAGCCCATGAACGCCAGGTATGCGCGGGTCCACGGGCTGACGACGAGCGGCTCGATCTTCCGGGTCCATTTGTCCTCAAAGAACGTGATGGCGTTGTCCAGGCCGCGGGCTACCCCTTCGGACCACCGGGCATCATTGCTGAGTTTGCCGAGCAGGCCGCTGACATTCTCAATCCGGCGCTCGCTGATGCCTTTGACTTTGGTACCGGCAACGAGCTTGCCGCCCTTGCGGATAGCCCTGGTTTCCAGGTCGCCCACGACATCGGCCAGCGCACCCGCGGCATCCTTCGGCGCCAATGTTTTCAGGCCCTCGACGAACTTCGCATACTGTCTGTCACCCATTGACTCGCCGACATGCTGGAGTAGGTTTCGGACGGAGTACGGGCCGTCGTTGTACGGGAACTCGTTGATATTGCGGCTCAGGATTTCGATGGTATCCGCGGGGTTATTACCGGCGATAGCCGCCGGGCCGAAGGCGTCCGTGATCGCCTGGTATGAGCGACGCTTGACCTCGTTGACCTGGGTGGTGTAGTGCGGGGCGGCCAGGCTCTTGACGACGGGTATTTTCTTCAACGCGGCGGCGCTGGTGTCGATCAGTTTCTTCGTGACGACTTCCGGCGCCTCGTCGATGACGCGCAACGGAAACAGTAGCGGTTTGAGGGCGGGGACAGCCTTCCCTAGCTTGGCTGGCCCACCAAGACCGAGCAGGTTGCCGGGGTCGAAAACCGCCTCCAGGGCGCCCTTCGTGCCCCAGGGGAGTTTAGCGTCCCGGTATGCTTTCGTTACCGCTTCGAGCCGGTTGGCGAGGCCGAGTGCCTGCACGTCCAAGCCGGTCTGACGTGAAGCCTCCTGGATAGCCGCCTCAACGCGTTCGTCGTAGCGCTGCTTACCAGGGAGGACCTGGAAGAACCCCGCTGTCCCGGTGGCAGCGCTGGGCTCCACGACATGCTTCTGGTACCAGTCCAGACCGGACAACGCTTTCGCCTTCGCCCGCTGGAACCAGCCCGCCTTCTCCTTCGCGGTCTCGGCGAACTGGGCCACCTCGTCGGCGGGTATCGGGGAGAGGGTAGGCGGGCGCGCCCCGGACCAATACTGCGTAAAGTCGGTGCCGGTCGCCGCCGACACCTCACGGAGCCGGTTGATAGCCGCGGTCGGGTGTGGGCTTGCCGCCTCGACCCGCTCGGCGTACAACTGCTTGAAACGCTCCTTTTCGGCGGCGTTCGTGATCGACTGAAGAGACCGGGCGACGATCTCGCTTTCCGAGCCCGGCATGGTCATCGGACTGTACGAGCCCGGCGCCTGGGGGCAGGTGGGGCCAGTTGCGCACCCTGCGTCAGGACATCCTCGGTGTCGAGACCGTAGATGTCGAATAGCTCACCCAGGACATTGCGTTCCCGCGCCGGCAACGCCTCAATTGCACCGGGTGTCGGTACAGCCTGGAGTGCTGGCGCGGCAACGCGGGTGTCGGGTGAAACGGGCGCTCGCTCGAACGGGTCCTCTACGCCCGGCGCCTTTTTGTCCCCCCGCACCAACGCACCCGGCACTGGAAGTTCCTGGCCCGGCGTCAGACCGAAAATCTCGGCTAGACCGGGGCTGGCCTGGGTGCCGGGGAAGCTGGTCAGGCCGGTCTCAGGGATGCCGAAGAACTGGGCCGTCTCCCGGAAGCGGGCCGGGTCCCTGGCGGCGGCAGCGATGAGGCGGAGGCGCTCACCTTCGGGGAGCCCCGCGATTTCGCGCTCACGGGCGAACTGGTCCGTTTGACCGGGCAGGTCCCGGAGGGGGGAGTAAGGGCTGTAGGAGACGCCGCCTAACTCGTCGGGCTCCAGGAAGCTGACGAACTTCCGCCCCTCGATGTCTATGACCCGGTACGGTGGCTGTTCAGCGGGGGCCGTTGTCGGGGCCTGTGGCGGGTTATTGAGTGCTGCGAGCGCCTCCTCCGCAGTGACTCCGGCGGTCGTGGGAGTAGGTGCGGGGGAGGGCTGTGGTCGGGGAGGGCCCGCGGGAGCGCCAGGCGGTTCGATTTCACGGCCAGCGCGGGAGAGGCCGAGAGCGCCGAGGGCGCCGACGCCAGCCGCGGGGACCGCGACGCGAGCGACGCGCTGCGCGCCTGGCGTGAGCGTGGCTGCGGCACCGCCTGGGCCTACGGATACCCGGACGGGCGAGGGGATACGGCTGGGGGCACGGACGCCGGCAGCACGGGCACCGCCAAATATAGCCGCAATTGTGGCCGAGGCACGGGCTGCCTGTTCAAGACGAGACTGGCCTGCCTGGCCGACTAGACCGAGAGACTGGCCGATGCCCTCGAAGCCCTCGCCGAAGCCGGTGCCCCGGCGCCCGGTGAGTTCCTCGAACTGGCGCGGGGTGATACGGCCAGCCTGCAAGTTGGCCTGCGCCTCTGGGACCGGCATAGTGAGGCCGGTGAGGGTATAGAACTGGACCGGAGTGATGAGGCCCTGGTCGAGCGCGCGGCGCGCGGCGTCAACATTCAGGCCCTGCTCTGTACGGAAACGGGGCTGTACCACCTACGCCTCCCATAGTGCGAATTCTTTTGCGGCGTTGACCTTGCAGGCCCGGCACGGCTCGGATTCCAGGTCTTCGTGCCCGGTTGCCTCCATGATAGCAGTGACGGTGCTATACGGGATGTTTTCGTAGGCGAGACGCAGCTTCCGCAGTAGGATGTCGTCACTCGTGCCCTGGAACTCGTCGGCGATTTCGTTGACAAGGCCGTCGAGTTCGTGGGTGATTTCGTCAACGAGGCGGGTCATCGCCCAGTACCTGTGGCGCGCCCATCGGCGCGACGCTGCTGGCCCTGGATGGAGCGGTTACCGGGGAGCGGGGGTTCGGAGAGTTCCTCCGGCTGGGCCGGTGTACGGCCCTGGCCCTTGACGGCCTCTTCGATGGCTTGCTCTATGCCCAGGCGTTGGGCGATCTCCTGGGCGGCGGCCTGCGCGATGACCGGGAGGACAGCATCGACGATCCGCTCTTTGCGACGGTTACGCTGTACGGTTTTCGGGTCTTTCTCCGGGCTTATCTTGCGGATGACATCCTCTTCAGTTGTAACGTTCGCGCTCAAAAGTTGCAGTTGATCGTTGTGCTTACGCACTTCGTCTTCGGGCTCCAGGACGTTGATGCGGACCCGGACGGCGCGGTGGCCCCGCCAGGCTTTGCCGCTGATCGAGCCGTACTCGTCTTGCGTAGCGCCGCCAGCGAGGCTGACCGGAGATTTGACCATGTTCTCCATGAACAGGCCGGCCTTCGTGCAGAGGGCGGAGAGCAGGTTTTCCATTGCATCGGCCAGAGGCTGGTAGCGGAGCCGGGCCTGTATCAGTTGGACCTGGTTATCGAAGCCGGAGGACGTACCGGGCTCACGACCACCGCGGACAATACGTGGGGAGACCGCGGCAATAAGCCGGCTGTTCATCTCCATGAAGTCCTGGATCAGTTCAATAGGGACTTCTGGTGTGATGGTCTTGATCTCCACGCCAGCCGGTAGCGTCTTGGTGTGTCCGACTTTGGGACGGTAATCGTCGCCCATCTCGGAGGCTCGGTCGCCGATCAGGTAACGCTCTGGCCAGACGGAGTTGCGGACCAGGATGTCGCCGACGGAATACATCCGGGACTGTGCTATCAGGATGGCGTGGAGGTGCCGGAGCACGCCGACGTAGAGGTGCCGGGGCTCGGCGTCCTCACTGTGGTAACCGTAGCCGGACGCGGCGAAAACATAAGGGTGGTCCCCCCAGTCGTGCGATACCATCAGGTCGCCAAACGCCGGGCTATCGTCGATCAGGACGGACCTGTGCGTGCGGGTCCAGTATTCACAAACGGTCACCTGGGTGGTATTCGCTCGGTTGCGCGCGTTCTTCCATTCTGGGTAGAGAGATATAGCCTGACCGACGTACATCTTCCGGCTCTCGATGACCCACTCAGGTACGTCGTTCCACGGGTCGGGAAATACGTTTTTCGGGTGCGGCGTATGCAGGACGAAGGGAAGGGAAATGTCCTTGTCTTGCTCCCAAAGAGACCGGCGGGCTTCGTAATCGCCGTAGTCTTCTTCAGTGCCCTGGACAGGCTCTTCGGGCCGGTGCGTCCGGTCGTAAAGCAGTTTGAGGACGCCCATCCCAGAGAGGACCATGTTTTTGGCGGCGAGCCGATAGGGCGACGCGGAGTACCGGCGGTCGAAGTAGGCCAGGAAGGCTTCATAGAAGAACTTTAGCTCGTTGGCCTGGTTTACCGCGGAGACCGCGCTGGACTTTCGTGGGACCTCGACCCGGCGGAGGCGCGGGTCGATGTGGTCTACGGCGGCGTCCACGACCTCGCGTGCAGTGGGGAGGGCGATGCCTAGTTGACGCACTTCTTTCGGCAGGTTCAGGTGCTCAGCGAAGTCCAGCCGGTAGAACACGTCGTCTTCGGCTATGTCCCGGTGCAGGTTGCCGTAGAAACTCTCGATGTCGCGCTTGAGCTTGCGTAGGTCAGTCAGCGAGTCGATTAGCGGCAAGTAGAAACCTCTTTCGCGTGCTTTCCGGGTCGAGGCCCGACAGGACAGCCCACCAGGTGAAGGTGCGGGGGAGGTCCGAACAATTTTCTACGAACTCCAGGGCCTGGCGCCGTTTCTGCTCTCTGACAATCATAACTCGCTGGTCGTAGGGGAGCGCCCGGAACCGCGGCGGGAGACTAACCCCACGCGGATATCCGCTGAGTTCCAGGTCCTCGCGGAGAGTGATCCAGAACCGGCGGATTATGCTCGCATACGCGGCGTCGATCAGGTCTTCTCTATCCATGTCCGTTTCCGTTCATCGGCCAGGGCTTTGTGGTACTCCTCTGGACTCCGCATCTGCGGGTCCTCCCAGGACACGTCGTCCGCAGGGTCGTAAAGGGCGCCGAAGGAAACGTAAGGTTTAGCGTCCTTATCGACGAAAACCGGCATGGACCGGCGCATCTGGTGTGCGAGAGCGAGAGACATCACCTCGTCGTCATGGCCAGTAAGGGCCTCGAAGCGGTTTGCCTCCTGGTTTCGCCCGAAGGAGAGACACTCGGAGATGGTCATCGGGGAGTGGATGACCAGGGCGCCAGTGCGGATAGCGACGGACAGGTCGGAGAGCATGGTCTCGCGGTTGGCCGCAGTCGTGTACCAGCCGACCTGAGTTTTGGTGCGGTGGTAAATACGGCCCAGGGGGTAGGCCGTGCGTGGTGTTTTGTCCCGGTATGCAGTGGCTTGAAGGAGATGCAGGACCAGGAGGCCCTGGGCCTGGACCTCGACGGCGAGGCGCGGGAAATAGAAGTGGGCCAAGAGGTTGTAAGCTGAGTCGCAGAAGTCCTCGATGGGCTGCTGTGTACGGAGCTTGGCAACCTGGAAGCCCTGCGCGTCGAGGATTTGCAGGACGGTGAAGTCTCCGCCCTTACCGGCGTAGGCCGGGTCCAGGCCGGCGAAGTAGGTGGCGCCAGGGACCGGCGGCGTCCAGATTTCGCCCAGGCCATAGGGTAGGCCCTCGCGTGTCGGCATGGCGCGGAGCCGGTTCACGTCAAACATGCACGCCGAGGCGGCGATGAACGCTTCGTCCTCGTGGGCCGGATACTCCTGGCTAACCATGTGAGTCGGTAGGTCTCGCGCTTGCTGGTCAACGTAGGCTTGGGTACGTTCGGGCCGGACAGTCCAAGGGTAGAAGATGGGCATAAAGTTGTTGGCGCCGCGCTTTGCCTTGTACCATACATCGGCAAATAGGTTGCGGTAGGAGGTCCCGTCATTATCCAAGCCGCCGGTACCATTGGCCGTTGAGATGCCGACTAGCTTACCGAACTCGACCGCGGGCAGTATGGCTGTAAAATTCTCCCGCGCATACTCCTGATATGCCCACTCATCCAGGATGACGAGAGTGGCGGTCTCCGAGCGGCCTGAACCCGGCGTAGTCGGGAGAGAGTAGATTTCGGAGCGCACGGCCCCGAAGACTAATAGGTCCTCATTGTCCGTTGTGATCGGGACTTTCAGGAACGCGGGGAGCCGGTCATAGATGTACCGGCAGCGGAGCTTGAACTTGATAGACTCCTGGCCACGGCGTGAGAAGACAACGATATTGGAGTCCGGCCAGAATAGCGCGTAGTGGAGCGCCAGACAGGCGAAGAACCAGGTTATACCCACCTGCCGCGATTTCAGGATGATGATGCGGTCTTTAGTCTGGACCGTCCGCAGCAGGCTTTCTAGGTGCGGCCACGGCTCGAAGCGGACGGGCTGCCCCACCGACCCCGCACGGGCCTTAGACTGGATATAACAGTAGCGCGTGAAGAAGTACCAGGGGTCCATCCCGCACTTGACCTTTTCGGCCAGGTGCTTCTCAGGCATCTCAAGCGTCACGGTATTCAGCTTCCGTGGCGTCTTTTGGGATCGTTGTATGAACGACCGCCGGGAGCGTCGTGGAGTCGGTGCGGGGGAGGGTTGGGGGCAGTTCCTCGACGCGGACCGGGATCAACTTGATACGGCCCGACGCAAGTTCTTGCTCCCAGATGCGAGCGTAGTGTTCGGGGGAGTCGGTAGTGGTGTCGTTGAGCGTCACGATGGACGGGGGCTTGCCGATGGTGTGCTCGACGGTCAGGCGGACAGCGGCCATACGGACTTTTGCGTCTGGGTCCTGTAGGAGGCGGGTCAGTTCTATTAGGGCGCCTGGGAGGTGCGTGTTCCGCATGTACTCGCGCACGTCGCGGGTACGGTTTGACTCGCGTGTTGGTGCGGGGGGGATAACAGTCGCAATCTTTTCAACGTCGGAGATCGCTTTTTGACGGGCTGGTAGTCCGAC